GTGTTAAAGCCGCCTCAAAAAATCGGCCTCCTTTGCTCAAATTGCATGATTTACACAATTGCCTCAAATTCCACAATTGATCGCCTCCATTAAGCCTTTTCGGAATGATGTGATCTATGTGCATTTGGCCTTCTGTCTGCCCACACAGCTGACAGCATCCGTCACGCTTCAACACCTGCTCTCGTAGCTTGCGCCATCCAGCTGATGAACCATTGCGCCATGCTCTACTCATCAATGCCACCCATGCTTTTGCCAATGAGCATACGCATTGCAGCTTGATCCGTGCCTTGCCTTGATGTATCTCAATGACCAATCAATCATGCGATAACCATCAAGGTTTTGATACTTAGGATTATTCATTTGACCCAATCCAAAGTGTTTGCCATTTGGGTTTATAGCTTCAACTCTCCAATTGCTCTCCTTGGTGATCAACATGTTAAAGCATTGGAATTGTTTGTAATTCACAATCCTTGAATGTGCATAAAGCTTTAAAGAGTCTATTGATGTTGTTGTATTGACATCTTGTGCAGCTGTGGCCGATGTGGTACCCACTAGGCATAGCGCGGCCCATAGCACCATACATTGCGCCCGGGATACCTCGTGCCTCGTCCCGTCTGCAAGTCTGGAGCGTACCGCCGCTGTCAAGTAGTGAGCGTAATCTTGAGCGAGTCCCACAGGTTTCGCACACCTGTGGATAAAGGTTGTGGATAACTTCATAAATGTAACCTATCCTCACATACCTTGCAAAACCACATTACAGCCCCATCATCTTGACGGTCATACTCATTAACAGCTGTGTCATTGTCACAAATGCTGCAATTCATAAACCCACCAAATCCGCTGAAACTGTAAATTTTGCCATCGGTTGCAATGTGTATGTCTTTTGGGTTGATCGTCATTGGCTTAACTCCACAATCCTTGCATCGTCCACGATTTTGATTCCAAATGTGCCACAGCTCATGCATTGTGCAAACCATTCATGCTCGGTCAATTCTGCACCTTTCTTGAGGCCATGTCGTTGTTTCGGCTTACCATACAGCTTTGAGCAGATTGAGCAATCAAATAACAGAATGTGCATAGTTACTCCTTTGTAAGGTTTCAATCGGCTGCAAATTGATTTGAGGCACCGACCAATTGTTTTGTGATGGGTTTCGATAGCGTGGCCTTTTGGCAACAACAACTGGCATCCAGCCCACAATCTGCATTTTTGGTGAGCTGCCTGTTACTAACACGGCAATGTCTCTGTCTTGGCGATCTGATTCCTGAATCCACAAATTCGATGCTGGATTGGCTGACCATTTAACCTCGATGTGATCTCCTACATCAGCCTTTGATTTATCCCATGTGATGCCCGGTGTGTAGTCATAACCCAATCGCTTGGCCACTACTAACTCGGCTGCCATGGATTCGGCCATTTGAGCCACATAAGCAAACCATGAGATGTCTTTGACGATTCGTGAGCTGTGATCAGCTGAGCGATCATGGCAATGTTGAATAGCTGCAATCATGCATTGAACCTCCTCAATGCGATCTATCATCGGCAATCACCACAAAACCAAATAATCTTTTCTGTTTTGTTGTGGCCGATTTGATAACCAAATGCATCAAATTTGATGAGCTTTGAGCATTTGTCGCATTGCTCGACTTTGTACTCCTCGACCACCTCGCCTTGAAAGTAAAGCCGGGCAATTCGTGTTTGTGGGTTGATGATCTCCATGTAGTCGCTCATACCTGTGGCTCCCAATTTCCCGTGCTTCGTAATACATACCAACGCGGTGTGCATTGCATAGCTTTAACCTTCTCTGAGCAAAAGTAGCCGCCCCATGATTTGGCTGCATCCGGCTTGCTTTGATTCCACCGCATTGATCCATGTGAGCAAGTCGGCACGGCATTTGGCACCCATGCAGAATCCTCAGATGATCCAAATGATGGCGTGCCAGCTGCCTCAGCTTCCGCAGCTGTTTGATAGCTCGCCACATCGCCATGTTTGGTTGTCCAGTAGTCATAATCGGCTGCAGGTGTTTCGGTCTTGACCAATGCCATGACTTCCTGTGTGGCCTTCTCAGCCCCGCCCATCACTAACGCCATCACTCGCATCAATGCCGATGTGCAAGTGTCCTCAACCATCCATCGCTTCATTTTGTCCGGATAAGCTGCAAGATAGCCGTACGCATAATCAATGCCAGCCGGCTCTGTTTCTGTTTGATCACGCCATGCTTTTGCTTGAACTAACACATAACCTTTTTCGGCGTTAAATTCAATGATGTGTGATTCCAAGCGACCTTTTGGAAATGTAGCAAGCCAACGATCTGTGCGCTCTTTGTTGCCTTCGTAATTGTCCATGAAAGCCATTATTTGGCCGCCTTCTCTAGCTGCGAGATGTGGCGAGATACGGCGCGACCGCGTGTGTAGCCTTGTCGCTGGCCTTCTCTAAATCCAACCGAATAGGCCATGACGGCCCATAAGAATCCAGCGATGACCATAAAGATCACAATTGAGATTTCATTCATTTTCTAGCTCCCGATTCTGGGAACAGCTAACCCGCTCCCAAATAAAGAGTGACAGGCACAGCCGACAAAATCAACAATCGTGCCTAAATTGCGGCGTGTCGCTACTTTTTCTCAATGAGCTGTGTGTATAGATAATCCAATCGTGCCTCGATGCGCGAGATTTGATCCTTCATACTCGATCCGCCATTGGGCATCAATTCGCTCATTACCGATCTGATAATGATCCTCATTGACGAATAAATGGCTGTCAGTATTGCAATGACAAAACCACCAACAGCCATCCATTCGCCCACGCTCACTTTTTGTTGCCGAAACTGGCATCGTTGGGATTGGCCCAACGCATTGCCAATGGCACTACACCGGCCAGCAATCCCATAGCCAAATCTTTTGGATTGGTATTGCCCGTCATGTAGACGGCCAACGCGCCAGCGATCGAGCTTCTTGCCCATGATGCCAACATTGCTTTTGCTTGTTCCATTATTTGCCTCCTTTTGGTCTTTCCGGTAATTCACCGGCAAACGCGCCATAAGTTGGTCGGCCGTAGCCCACCACAAATGATCTCGCTCCCAAACTCCTTGATTTGACCATGACTTCGCCGCCATTGCGCTGGTTGCCGGTAGCTGATGTGTTGCCTTCAATAGTCACAATCTGTTTTTCTGAACAGCGGATCACCAAACCAATGTGATTGATGATTGTTTTGTCATCATCAACAAAATCAAAGAAAACAAAATCACCGATTTTTGGTGTGGCGTGCCATTTGTTCATTTTCTTAAATGCCTCAGCTCCAGCGCGGGTGCTGACCACATTTGGCACATCGACACCGGCTTGATCGGCACACCAATTCAAAAATGACCCACACCATGGCAGCTTGTCGGCTTTCATGTGCTTGCCATACTTTGTCTCATTGTTGCCCGTTTCGGCTGTACCAACCTCAGCTAGTGCAACCTCAATCAAACGCGGCAATGTGCCTTGTGGAAATGTCACAATCCAAGAGCCTTAAGATCATCCATCGTTAAACCCAATGCTTCAAGTTTTGCTTTTGCAGCCTCTTTTGCCGCTAATGCTTGATTTTCTTTTTCAAGTTGAGCAGCGGCGTTTTCTTGTAATTCTTTCAATTCTTTAATTTCGGCTGTTGTCATTAAGCGATCAACACCATTGTCGTTGATTATGTTTGTCATACTGTTACTCCATATCCGTAAACTGTGTAAGAGCCTGTGATTGTTCCGCTGCCTGGTGTAAAGGCGAAACCATCATAAGAATTGGTTAATGAATGGCTGCCTTTCATTTCTTGTAAAATAGGAGTAGCAAAGTTTCCTGCGCTATAATTGTAAGATGACTCAATGTTTGTTCCTGCTGCTACTTGAGGCTGAAATAAAGTGATAATTGAAGTTGATGAATCTGAGCCGTTTGCCGATCCAGCATCAAACATTGAATAATTGCTCACTCTTGTGGCGGTTACTGAAGTGCCATTTATTTGGAGTCCTTGATAAGAATAATTTGAGCCAGTAGCAGTTGTGCCACCTGCTCTTAATTGTAAATTAGTAAGTGCACCTGCTGATCCTGTATAAGAAAACAAAATTACATAATTTGCATACGAGCTTGTAAATACGCCATCGGCTGTAACGCTTGATGCTGCGCTAAAACTAGTTTTTGCCTTAACGCATACCAAACCTGTGTTTGTTGAAGTTGCTGGCGTTGCCCAAGCCAAACCAGTTGCAGCGGTTGAATCTGCGGTTAGCACTTGACCATTTGTTCCAACGGCTAATCGTGCCGGTGTATCGGCTGCCGTTGCCCCAATCAGATCGCCTTTTGCATCCATGATTGCTTTGGCAATTGCAGCATTGGCAAGATCATAAGCTGATTTGACAGCTGTTGGTGTAGCTGCCAAAACGCTGGATGTTGTTGAAGTTGAATCCGACAGTTGCACCGCGCCGCTTTGGGTCGTTGATGATGCCTGTATCCCCACAGTAATTGCCCCAGATGTGCCACCTCCGGTCAATGGTGATGTGGCCGTGATTCCGGTGATGTCACCTTGATCATTAGCGATCCATACGAAATCCATGTCGGTGTTTGAGTTTTTTGCAAGAATTTGACCAGATGTGCCACCTAATAGATCGGCCATCGATGTTGCTACAGCTTGACCAAATACCTCAAAATCAGCTGGTAAATCTGTCACCAAATCCGTTGCCGTTGGCATTTGCCACGAAAATGGGGTCGTTGGGTTTGACACTTGTTTTCCTCCTTATGCTACGACTAACGCATCGGCCCAAATTAGGCTTCCGCTAACTGTGTTCCATTGTTCTGCTATTGGTACATCCTGCCATTGCATTGCTTGAAGGCTAAATGCCAATGGAGAAATAATAGCCGTGACCGAAACGCTGTTATAGGCGGCTCGCCATGTCCAGCCTTCGACAAAACCCAAAAATGTGCCAGCGGCCATGTTTAACGGCAAGTCTGTGATTCGCGTGGGCATGCCCATAAAAATGTTAATTAAGGCATCCCGATCCACATCGTCCAATTCGGGGTTTGTTAGCTCAAATGTAAAGTCGTTAAAATTAAATTGTGGATACGATCTTAAAGCCAAATAAAAATCGGCCTGATCCTGGGCATCGTGCAAATGCCTCAAAGTAGTTGTAAAGATTTGAGACAATTGGCCAAAAATTGCAATTGATTCTGGATCATTGGCGTCTGTTTCGCTGTTGCTATTTTGACCGTATTTGATAGTTATGTCATTTCGCACATCACCTGCACGCTGTTGAATACTCAAACCCGGGGCAATTGCGTGATTAGCCGTTAAATCAACATAACCATTTGTGGCAAGGTAAATCGATCGATGATCGGCCGAGGCATACGAGATTTGGCCGGTGGCCGATTCGTAGATGTAACCCAAGCCAGATGTTGCCAAAGCTGAAACCAATGAATAAACATCGGTTCGGCTTGATGATCGCTGTGCCAATTCATAGCTTCCCGGTGTGTCAATCTCACCCAATCCGCTGTTTTCTGCATTTTGCCATTGAGTGGTTGGATCATAGTTTTGCCATTGCAAAGCTGCCGGTACTTCATTCCATGAATTGACCAACAAATCGGTAAGAATTGTAAGAATCTGATCACCATCAAAATCATGTGACAAAACGCCATCTGTCAAGGCTTTTGGCAATCTCGACAATGCACCTAAAGCAATGATTCGGATGCGTTGGGCATAATCAACCGATCCAACCTCGGCCACGGCAATGCCAACCTCCACGACCGATCCACCAAAAATTGGCACAAATGTAGCTGTGGAATCTTGCAGCTCGATAGTGAGTGAATTGTTGATCTCAATTGCCACATTTGATTGATCTAGGTTAATTAACTCAAGATTGATGTATCCGGCTTGAGCCTGTTCATAAATGTTTGTTCGACCGCTTGTAATTGTTAGGTTGGCCAAGATAGCCGTTTGGTATTGGACACCGCCAATTGTTACGCGCCAAACTGGGTTAAAAATTGTCATGCTACCGACACAAAATTACCCGCGCCGCCGGTGCCGCGATAGAAGCTGTTATTGAGCGTGTCGATGATTGTCC